GAACGAGTACCCCGTAGGAACGCGCCGCGCCCATCTTGTGTTTACACGTGAGGCTGACAGATTCGCGTCAATCGACTCCTGCAAAGCCCGGTAGGTGACTGCCGTGGCGAGGATGTCGTCCTTGGAGAGGTCCTGTGCTCCCACGTGCACGTGAGTGCCGCACGAACGGTCCACCGTGGCACCCGCACGGCGAAGCGTCGTCGTGACTGTCTCGATAGTGCGTACGTGGTCCGGGTTCCCCCACGAGAGGACCGGCGAGACAACCTCGCACGACGTGCCCGGGAGGGATCCGTCTTCCTTGACCTGCCAGATGGTGTAGTCGTGGCCGGAGTAGTTCGCCTCACGTGAGCCGATGCCCGCTGTGTCGAGGGCACGCTGCGCCCCGTACTGCGAGAGCCCGACGCATTCGAACTCGATACCGAAAGTGCGACCGATTGTGTTCGCCATCTCCCCTTACCTCCTGTGTAAACGGCACTCGTGCCGTGTGACGACATGTTGTCATCCGTGCGCGGTCGAGAGTCGAACTCGACGTGGGCGCCTGTCGCCCCGCGCGGGTAGTGCTAGACGGTCATGCGACGTGCGCACACGCCACAGAGGGGCGCACCACGCTCTAGTTGGGTGCGGGAGAGGCGCACGATGTACCCGCACGGCTCGCACTCGGCCTTGAGCATTCGGGTCGACTGCACACGCGACGCCGTGGCGCTGGGGTCCGTGTGCGCGTGGGGATAGGCGTCAAGCATCGCCGCGAGAGCCTCAAGCGACTCGCAAAGCTCGGGCGAGGGGACCACGGGATCAGAGTCTCCGCACGCCCCCGTGAATCCGAGGGATCGACGTACGGCACGTGAGGACGTGACGCCATAGGCGAGGACTGCCAGCACCTCCGGGGCGGAGTCGAGGAGGGGGGACACGTAGACCTGACGAACTCCTGACGTGTCCCATTCCACGCTTACCAGACGCACGCGGCGTGAGGCCCGGGGCCCGTACCCGCACGAGACGCGCACATCGTCGTCGATGTCTACCAGGACAGGGAAACGTCGTGCGAGGTGAGGCAGTGCGGCAGTCAGCCACGCCTCACGGTTAGTGTCGTGCGATGGCATGTTGTGCCCCTTTCGTTGTGAGTGCTACCTGTGAGCCCTCTCCCCCATGCCCGGGCGTGAGCCCGGACACGAGGGGCAGGGTTCACAGGTTGAGCGAACGACCCTTGGAGTCGTACTCCGGCATCTCCCACGGGGCGAGAGGCTCGACGTCGACGATGGCAAGTCCGGGGGCGGGGGCGAGATCACGTGAGCGCGTCACCACGGCGGCCCACACGATGGACAGTGAGGGCTCGTGCAGCGTGTCCAGGTGATCGGCGCAACGGGGACAGACAACAGCGATGCCCGGGATATCGGCGTGCACATACTGCCCTGCGTTCGCGTGCCCCTCGCAGCACAGTGCACACGTGGTCGGGGTAGCCATGGTGGATGCTCCGTTCAGTGGGTGGATCGGGCAGAGCCGAAGGACTTCACGGGCGTCCATCCGGAGTCTGAGATGACAGTCATCGACGCAGCGTCGAGGGCACGCTCTGCCATCGCGACCGTGGCAACGTTGCTCATGGCGCACGAGTCGCACATGAACAGTCGCGAGTGGATGTCGCCACGTCCGGGTACGCTCATCCGGATAGACACGTAGGACGTGCCCTGCGATCCGCACGTGCCGCACGACGTGAGGACGTCGGCGTGGATTAGGTCGATGGGCCAGACGGCACCTGTGGAGAGGGTGGGAAGGGTGGACATGGCGAGCGCTCCGTTCAGTGGGTGGATCGGGCAGAGCCCGAGCCTAGTGCCATGTGGTGATGTGTCAATAGGGCATATCCGACATGTCCATATTGTCCGGGAGATTGGTCCCAAAGTGGCCGGATAGCGGACGGTCAAGCATCGCGTGCACGGGGTGCAGTGCAGGTAGTTGAGACTTGGACTATTGGATGTCCATGCACTCACCCATGCACAGGCGAGGGTAGCTGAATGTTGGATGATTGAATGTTGGACGATCTAGTCTGCGCGTCCTGCCTCACGCTTCCCGACACGAGTGTCGGTAACATGCCTATGCTCATACGTACACGTGTACGAGCTCACATGCCCTCACACTCAGGTGGACATGGTGTGCAGTGCTCCAGTGAGGGAGGAGCAGCACGTGTAAACATGGGGATGAAACGGACATATCGGGCGGCCATCTTGACCCCGGGGATGCTTAATTCCTGCTCCTCTGGGGAGGATGATGTCTACCACCCCCCATTCACGGAGTGTTTTGGGCCAGCTCGACCCCACCCCTGAGATGACCGGTATCCGGACGTGGGAACGCTCCCACATAGTACGTTCGGATGATTTTTGACCAACTTTGTCTGCCAGCACCTACAAAACCGCCCCTCTTTATATTGAGGGGCGAAGCCCCCCAGTCTGCCCAGCAGCGGCTGAGCCGCTGCCCAAGAGCGACCCTGAGGGTCGCGACGATGGATGGAAGGGCGACCCCTTAAAGGGTCGCCTCCACTCCACTGGGTAGAGCTGGAGCCAGAGCAAAAAAGCTCTGGCCTCGGAAGTTCAAAGGCTGGATGGGCAAGCCCCTGAGGGGCTTGCTTAGCACCCCAGATTTTCCGCTGAGGGACACCCCTATTGCTCCCGCCCCGGCTTCTACCCCACATACTCCGCCTGTGAGTTTCCTGAGAAAGTTATCCACATGACACTTGCACCTTCAGCCCCCTCGGGGCAGTCGATGCAGGGTCGTCTTTCTCAGGCCGAAGCCAAGGCCAAGTACCTGGAGATGATCGCCCAGGGCTACACGTCGACTCAGGCGTGCAGTGCCATCGGGCGACATGTGAAGACCTACGAGTCGTGGCGGGTCCAGGACAAGGACTTCGCCTCCCAGGTCGACCGGATCCGGCTGGCGAAGAAGAGCGGATCTGCCGAGACCCCCGATCTGGACTTCCCGGACTTCAGCATGAAGTTCCTCGGCACCCAGGTCTTCGAGCACATGCTCAACGTGGTGGACCTGATGGAGGACCGGGAGCCCCGGTGGCTCCCTGCGGGGATGACCTACGAGAGGTCCGACCCGGACCTCCTGATCGTGAACATGCCCCCGGAGCACTCCAAGACGACCACTATCACGATCAACTACTCGACCTTCCGCATCGCCGACGACCCCAACATCCGAGTCATCATCATCTCCAAGACCCAGGCGATGGCTCGCAAGATGCTCTCGGCGATCAAGAACCGCCTGACCCACCCCAAGTACGCGGAACTGATCGCCTCCTACGGACCCCCCGGAGGGTTCGACCACAACTCTGAGGCGTGGAACCAGGACCGGGTGTACGTCTCCGGAGACATCCGGGATTCAGGTGAGAAGGACCCCACCGTCGAGGTGCTCGGTATCCGGGGTCACATCTACGGCGCACGAGCTGACCTCATCATCATGGATGACTGCGTCGACAACACGAACGCCCACGAGTACAGCAAGCAGATCGACTGGATCCAGACAGAGGTGCTCTCCCGCCTCGGTACCGGTGGGAAGCTCCTCATCGTAGGGACGCGACTCGCCAGCAAGGACCTCTACTCCGAGCTCAGGAAGCCTGAGTATTACCCGGACGGGGAGTCCCCCTGGACCTACCTGGCGATGCCAGCGGTCCTCCAGGCCGAGGACGATGTCGACAAGTGGAAGACGCTGTGGCCCAAGAGCAACATGCCCGAGGTCACCAAGGGCGCCTTCCGTGAGCCCGACGAGAGCGGCTTGTTCCCGAAGTGGGACGGTCCGGCGCTGTTCAAGAAGCGTGCACGGATGCGCCCGGAGAACTGGGCGCGGGTCTACCAGCAGCAGCAGGTGTCCGGTTCGGAGATCTTCGACCCGGATGCGGTAGCAGCCAGCATCAACCAGTCCCGTCGCCCCGGGATCATCCCTCGTGGGATGCCTGCGTGCAGGCCCGAGGGCATGGACGGGCTCGTGGTGATGGCCGGTCTGGACCCTGCGAGCCCCTCCGGGTACGTCGCAGCCACCTGCATCGGGCTGGACATGCGCACGCAGAAGCGCTACGTGCTCGATCTGTGGAACAAGACCGGCATGACCCCGGACGACATCCGTGCCCTCATCAAGGACTGGACCGTCAAGTACGGGATCTCGGAGTGGCGGATCGAGAAGAACGCCTTCCAGACCATGCTGACCCAGGACCGTGAAGTCCGGGAGTTCCTCGGCTCCCGTGGGGCCGTTCTCCGTGAGCACTTCACCGGCCAGAACAAGTGGGACACCGATTACGGCGTCACCAGCCTCACGATGCTGTTCGCGGGCTGGCAGGACGGCAACCAACTTGTCGAACTGCCCCGTACTAACGACCACGAGGCCGGGAAGTCGTTCATCGAGCAACTCGTGACGTGGATGCCCGACGCACCCAAGGGCCACAAGACAGACATCGTCATGTCGTTCTGGTTCACCGAACTGGCCTGCCGTGACCGGGTCCTGGCCGCTACCTCGTTTGGGGCCTCGCACGTGAAGAACCAGTTCGCCACCCGTTACGACGTATCCCGCCG